GGTGTTTGAAACATAGAACTACTTCCACAATACCGATACTCAGCGTATCTTTTGCCATCTGAAATTTTAACTGAATTTTCTCCAAATTCAAGTTCTGGATTATCAAATAGATTGATTGTTCCAAGAAAACGATTCAATTCATAAATTGGAAAGTTCTTTGGAAAGTTCTCTGTAATTTTAACAGATGCTAGAATTGTGTTCAGGGGAGATACAGTTTTGAGTGTATCACCTTCACGAAATTCTAAACTTTGATTGATTGTTGCGTAGTTCTTAAGGAACGTTACTGTGCTTTCACTTAATTTCATTGTTATCTCCTATTAGATTATCATGTACGTATAACATTATTATGACATAGTGTGCAATCTTTGTCAAGTCCTTTCTGTTACGACCAGCCTTTTTTCCATAACGTTGTGCATATTTGATGATATTGCCAATGCAGAACCCCTCCCCATGTCCTGCATCAGCGATAAATTCAGTTGATTGTACTCTGTTTTGAGAATAATGTGAAGAATAGGTAGAATCAATATGATTCTTTAATTCTTGAATATACACATCCTCATCAAAAACATATTTAATTTCTCTTTCGTTTATTTTTGGTTTTTCTATTTCTTCGTTTATCATAATCTTTCACTCTACTTTCATTATCCATTCCATGTGATGCAAACTCAAGTTTTGCAAGGCTTGCCATTGAGCCATTGAAAACATACGAACCAGTATGTGCTAATCTCATCCAAGGGCAAAGATAGATTTTGTAACCTATTTTACGAACAAATTGACAAAAGAAATAATCTTCTGACAAATACCTATCACTTTCATCAGAAACATTACCAAGATATTGTTTTGAATCAATAACAGTATCAAAATAAGCATGAATGTACCGATCACCAGTAAAATGTTCTGAGCGATTGTGGTCTGGTTTGTAAGTGAATTGTGGAAACGCTTCACGAAAATCGTCAAACACTTGCCTCTTTATCAACATAAAACCTGTTCCAATTTCAAGAACTTCTACTGGATCATTCACATTGATTTTCTTTGTATTTTCTACTGGATTGAAAACATAATCACCTGTGTATTCTTCCAAAACTTGTGGATCTTCATCTGCAAGTCCCATATCAACTGCATTACGAACCTTCTCCCAGGCAATACACTTCTTAGGGTAAGGGCCACCAATTATGTCTTTGTCTAAAGCTGCAAGAGTAAGAACATCTCTTGGATCAAAATGAATATCTGCATCTATGAACATTAAATGGGTGTATTCACTTCTCAAAAACTCATCACAGAGATAATTTCTTGCTCTTGGTATGAGTGATTCATTGAAGAGATAAAAATACTTCAAATCCATCTCATACTTTGCGGCTAGTGTTGATAGGTCACAACACGCTTTTGTATACATTCCACTACACATCCCACCATACATGGGAGTACAAACCATTATTTTTGCTTTACGTAATTCTTCAACTGGTACTTTAATGTCTACCATAATAACTCCACTTCAGGCCATAAAAAATAGAGAGTGAGATTTCTCCCACTCTCTATATATCAACTAATTACCAAGGAATCTCTTCGGTCTTTCCGGCTTCCCACTCTGAATTTTCAGATTCAGGGTTTTCATCAACAGAAACCTTCTCATCCAACTTGGAGTAAAGGTCCATGAAAACATCTTTGGTTTGATCATCAAACCGAGCGACACACATTGCAATCGCTTTCATTCGATCCTTAAAGATTGAGAATGCATGAACGATGTGAACCAGACGCCGAGTAGCAATGATTTCATCAACTCCACCATCGTAAAAGGTCTTGCGAATCAAATCTGCCCAGTCAACTAGTTTCCCAGCATATTCCTCATCCAAACACCCAAGGAATTCCATGAGTTTAATGACGATTTTCTTCTCAACAGAAACAGAAGGATATTCTTGTTCTACGGTCACAGGAAATCTCTCAAGGAATGCTTCATTCAGGATGTTGGTCCCGATAAAACGTCCATCTTCAGAACCTTTGCCTTTGGTGTTTGCAGTCGCCATGACAGTGAAACCAGGCGCAGGACGAACAACCCGTCCTTCTTTTTTGATAAGGAGTGGATTGCCTTCCAGAACAGGCTGGAGACACATGATTTTGTTGGATGCAAGGTCAACCTCATCCAAAAGAAGGGTTGCACCACGTTCCATTGCCATCACAACTGGCCCATCTTGCCAGACAGTCCGACCATCAACCAGAGCGTAATGTCCGATCATGTCATCTTCATCAGTTTCAATAGTGATGTTTACACGAAACAATTCTTTTTTGATTTCAGCATGAACCTGTTCAATCATCATGGTCTTTCCATTTCCAGACAAACCAGTAATGAAAATCGGATAGAAATGACCAGATTTGGCAATGGTCTTAATGTCATTGTAATGCCCAAACTTTACATAACCATTCACTTTAGAAGGAACAAAAGATTCAACTACATTTTTGGGAAATTCAATCACGTTTGAAACATTTGGTGTTTCAGATACAGGAGTTTTCACGACAGGTGCTTTTGGCATAGGTTTTGCCAAAGTCACAAGATTACCACCCTCATCAAGAGTAGGAATACGAAATATACCCCTGCGAACAGAGTTTTCGGATGTCCACACAAATGATGGTGCATACTTGGATAGACCACAATTAGTAGCCCAGTCCATCAATTCTTGACGAGATGCTTCGCCATCTGGGAAATCACGCAAAAGACCTTGAATGATTTGTTGTCGTTTTTCAGTTGTTGCCATAACAAATACTCCGTCTTGGAGGTTTCAAAAAATAGAGAGGGAAAATCCCTCTCTCATCATCACACTTATATAATATCAAATGGAACTCTTAATGTCAAGTTTTTACGCAATCTTTTCAATAAATGCATTGAGCATCACACGATTTTGCAACTTGTTCTTGGTGTTCTTCTTGAGTGCCTTTCTCAATTCCGACTTGGACGCTCCGGCCTCAACTTCATTGATATGATTAACATTATCAATCACAAGTCCTTTAGAATTGATAATGTAAAGTTCATCATATGCAGTTCCAGTTTCAATCCAGAACTTATTCTTGCGATATTCTCTTACTTCATCATCTTTCAGATATCGGTTAATGACACCAACAAGACTTTGGACTCTGGAACTTTGAGTAAGAAAGAAACCAAGAAGATTAACACCAGTTGTTTCCTTAAGGAACCTGAGATATAAACTGGTAGTATCGGCTCTTCGGTAATAACGAGTATTGTTTTGTTCATTCATTACCCTCACTCTGGTTTTACGATCATCAATGACAACATGACTGTCAATAACACCATAACCATTTTCTTCAGAAGTGCTTTTGTAAGCATTGACAGGAGAACTTGCACCATCAGTCAGAAAAATAGCACTGACAATTTGTGCTTTGGTCTTGATCTTGTAATCTTCAATCAATGACTTTGCAGTAATGATTGTATCATCAAGGGGAGTACCACCCAAATTATAATTGTAAGGAATGCCAAAATATTTGGTTCTGTCAAATCCAAAATACCGATTTGAATAACCACCAAAACCATCTGCGAGCAACAAAAGATTTTTGATTCCTGCAACAAAATCAGATCTTCTCATTCTTGAAGAAATCAGATTAAGAAGACTGAAATAATTGTTAATCAATAAATCCTTGTTACGATAGTCCGCTATTTTTTTATCATCAATGGTATATTCACTGGTGATATCACGATTACGATAATTATCATATGCATTGGAATTGTTTCTCATACTCCGGCGAGTGTAAGAATCACTGAATGCATAGACTTCAAAGGGAATCTGCACTTTCTGGCAGAACATCGCAAGATTTACGACTTGATGAATAGTATCATGAATCATTCCTGACATTGAACCAGACCAATCAATGAACATGACCATTGCATGGTTCTTGCCCTCTGGAAGATTGGTGATTTGTTGAAAAAGATTCTCACTATACTTGTAAGCGTGAATCTTGTTCATGTCAAGAGTTCCTTTTTTTGAATTGTATGCTCTGCGATGAATGTCTGCAGCTTTCTTCATTTCAAATTCTTTGACCATGTAACTAATCATCTTCTCATTGTCTTTACGAAACTGATTGTAAAGATCAATTCCATGTTTCTCAGCACTTTCATGTTGTCTGTAAAATTCAGAGATTTCTTCAGAGACAATTTTATAATCAACAATTAGATTTTCGTA